GTATGCTATCTCACCTGCTTCTGTTTGTAAAACAAAGTCTCCACCTTCATAGTCATCACTTAAACTTATAGTAAAACCATAATTATATAACATTTTACTATCAGATGATTGAAAAGAATCTACATGGTAATCATAAAAATCGTTGGTATTGTAGTTATTGTAAATTCTATTTTTTATTTTTGTAGGTGCATATATTTTTTTAATAGCTTTTTTATTTTTAAATATATTACCTATATATTCATCTATTTTTGGAGTAATTAATGTTTCTTTGTTTTCTTTTATACTGTAAACATTACTTAACTTTTGTGTATTTTTACCATCTACAAAATTTTTATTAAGTCTTGCAAGTATACTATCTGTTTCTTCATCTGTAAATAATTTATATATCATTACTTACCCCACGCTTTTTTCAAATATGATTGAACTAGTGTGGTTTGTACAAACTTTTCTTTATTTTTTCCTTTTAGATGTGCTTGTACATCATATAAATTTTTTAAAATAAAAGATTGCTCATACGATACATTTGATGAAAACCAACCTAATATATTTTCTCTTATTCCTGATGTAACTTTATTTACACCATGCGGATATATAATTGGGAAAACTGCTGCTTCTCCAGAAGCCAACTTAAACGACATTGGTCCTACTTCTGTTTGAAGAAAAAATTCTCCACCTTCATACTTATCTGTTAAATTTATAGAGAAACCATAGTCAAAGTATACATTGTTTGATTTTGGTGTTGCTCTAAATGAATCTACATGAAGGTCATAGAAGTCATCTTTTTGATACTTATTATAAAAATTTACTGATATTCTATTTGGACAATAGACTGAATCTATAAAATCGTGATTATAAAAAATATCAATTAAATATTTTCGTACACTTTCTGGTACACCAAGTATTTCTTGATTTTGTTTTACACTATATATTTTATTTAAAGGCTGTGTAAAACTACCATCTTTGTACTTTAACTTCTTTATTGCATTTGTGCAATATTTAACATTCTCTTCTGTAAGTAATTTAATAAAAAACATTTACTATTCCTCTTTAATTTGAACTCAGCAATGAGGGAAAATATGAGGGGTTTTTAAGGAACCCCCCGAAACCTTAATATAATACTATGTACCAGTTGAAACTGTAGCAGACTCAACAGGGTTTTTAGAAACGTCAACTAAAACAACGTGAGCACGGAATCTCCATGCAGTAGTTTTAGTAGAACCACCATCAATAACTAGAAGATCTAGTGTATCAGCAGCAGTTACCATAGCTGAATCTGTACTTTGAGCACCAAAATTGACAGCAGTGGTACCATTAGAGGCAGCACCATCAACAAAAGCGTCAACATCACCACCTGTAATACCCACATCAAAAGTGATTTGTGCATTACCAGATGCTTCAAGAATTTCGATACAACCACCAACAACCATTGTGTCAGCAGGTAGATCTATTAATTGAACAATGTCGCCTTGCTCTAAGTCTGTATTGTCAACAGCATCATAAACTGGAGAAGTAATAACATAGGCTTTGGCAGCACCAGAAGGATGACCTACTGTTCCTGCACTGCTATGAGTTGCATTATATGTAGCCATAATATATACTCCCCTTAAGTGTTAAGATCAGGAACACCAGAGAGAACTCCAGTAAATCCTGTTCCGGATGGTCTAAGAACTTTTCTTCCAAAGACGTGTAAACCACGCACAATGTCAGCAAAGCTGTTTGGATCACGAACTACTTCTGTTTTAGCAATATGTGATGCAGTAGCAACTGCACTCATATGACCAAAAAGAACATTAGTTTCACCACTTGTAGATGATGGTCCAAAAGTTGCTGTAGCAGAAGAACCTGTGGAACTAACTGCAATAGCATTAGACTGATAAAGTGTGAACCCATGAACTTGTCTTGCTGTAACAGCACCATTCAAAAGAGCAGACTGATTTTCACCAGTTACACTTGAATCCATCAACTTAGCGTCAGCTTGACGAAGTATTTCAAAAAACTGAGGAGGTGCAACACACCATCTTCCTTCTTCTGGAACGTCATTTTCGTCAAGTAAACGAGCGGCTGTACTAAGGTAGTTCGCACACTCATTACCAGTATTGCATGATATAGCAGAACTAGCAGCACCTAAGTTAGTTGTATCTGTAGTTGCGTTTGAGTTAATGTTAGTTAACACGTTAAAGTCGTATTGCCTTTTAAGAGCATATGCACCAGAAGAAGTTGCCAAAGACTCAAAATTAAGATGGCTGTGTCTTTCTTCAATGTCATCCACTCTGAATGAAAAAGCATTACCTTGATCTACAGTAAGAGTAATTTCTGTATCTGTAAGATCTTGTGGATTTAAAGTTGCTCCACGTTGATAAGCAGAAACTGTGATTGTCGGTTCCTTGATTATCTTAACTGTGTCGCCAAAATTTTCTATTTCTCCAGCATAGTCGGTGTTAGTAATTGCTTCTACAACCGAAGATCTACGGAAGAACTTGAGAACTTTTTGACTAAATATGCTAGGAACGAAAGCCCCATTGACGAGGTTGTCGTAACCAGCAGCTGTACTAAAAGCCATAACCTTTCTCCTTTAAAAAGTTATCTGATTGATTATTATTGTTCTCTGATTCGACCCTCTCGATTTGCTAGATCAATTTCTTCTTCTAGCCTCACAAATTCATGCGGTTTTAATCGAGAAATCTCTTCATATGTCCAAATCTTTTTTCCTTGATTTTTATCTGTAATGTCTTGCGAAGCTGTAGTTGTTTTTACAACTTTTGCAGCATCACTAGGTTTTCTAGATTTAGACTTTGGTTTACCAATACCCTTGTCAAGTTTATAAAGGTCAATAGTCCTCACGGCCCATCTAACATCTGTGGCATTTTTAGTGACACCTTCAGCAATATTATCAGGTTGATCTTTTAACCATTCAGTAAATTCTTCACTATCTTTCAGTTCGAGAAAATCTGAGTGATGGTTTAAAAGTTCTCTCTGTGCATTTTGCCTTTCAAGCTCAAACTCTTTTTCTCGTAGAATATTCAAATGTTCTTCAACATCTTGTACTCTGGAGTCTGTTTTCATACTTGCGATAGTTTCAATAACGTCATAAACATCAGGATTTTCTTGTTTAAATTTTTCAATTTCTTCTGGTGTTTTTGGCATTACCACATTTGATTTTTTATTTGTTTGGAGTTGAGTAAGAATTTCTTCTTTTTCTTTTCTCCATGTAGATAATTTTGTATCATAATGTGATTTTAAATCATCATATCGCTTTTTGTAATCATGCTCGGTGCCTGTGGTTTTTTTTGGTAATTCTTCGTTACTAGTTTCTGTAGATCGCAATGCGTCTGCTTCTTTAGTAATTTCTTGTTTACTTTCAAAAACCCTATCTTTACCCATATATGGTGTTGGGGTAGGCGATTTCTTTTTTGGTTCCTCTATTTGTTGATTTGTTGTATCAGTCATCTTCACCTCCATGCAGGGCCACTATGTTGTGGGTAGCTACTGTTGGTATTAAAGACGGGGCCAGACGAGGAGTCTAGGTAGCCGTCAAATTCTTTATGCACTCAATCTCTTTCTTCTTGAGTGGGTTTTGTTTCTGGTATTCTTAATGATCTTTCTAAATAGTTAGCTTCTTTATTTCTTCTTGTAGGATAGTTATCCTCAAAATCTCTTAAATTATTTATTAACTTTAGCCATTCATTTCCTGCGGCTTGTTTAATAAAATTCATAGAAGTTTTTTTATCTCTTAGTAAAAAATTATGTCCATGTTGAAATCCAACTGACGTAATAACTGTTCTTTGAGCAGGTGTTAATTGTTCCCAAGATTTTCCACGATCTTTTTCTGGTAACATTTGTCTATGTTTTTCATATGTTGCTGCAATTTTATCAACATCTTTATCTCTAAACTGATGTTCAGAACGATTAACCCATTCAGTAATTTCCTCAAGATCATCAATCTTATTTCTTTTTGCCCATCTAAGACCTGTATTAATAAAATCTCTTCTAGTAGCTTCATCTGATTTAGCATGATTATTAGCACTCAACTGAACATGCTCTTTTACTTCTTGGAAGTTATAACCATCCTTTAATTCATATAACCATACTGGTGCTGTTGTTTCTCCTAGTTCACTAAGTTTCCACCATCTATTAAATCCATCCCAAAGATAATAAGTTCCTTTAAATAAAACGACTATTAAAGGTCTTTGAGTTACATCCCAACCTTTATCAAGATCTTTTGTTTTGAGTTTAATTCCTGCTGCCCTTGCTTCATTATCTTCCTCTTTAGCATCTACTTTAGTCATATTAAAGATG